GAAGAACTTGACGCACAGGAAGCAGCAAGAAAAGAAGAAACTCTTTCCAGTATTCGCAGTCAAAGAGACAGTCTTCTTCGAGAATCTGATTGGGTGATGAGTGTTGACGCACCGATTCTCAACAAGAATCAATGGGCAGTGTATCGTCAACTTCTCCGTGACATCACTTCACAAAACCCAAATCCTGATCTTATTGTTTTGCCGCAGGCTCCACCCATTGTTCCATCAGGGCAAAAGATAAACACGAATTATTCGGGAGTTTTCAATCCGCTCGGGTCTCCATCGTCCTAAATAACTCTACACTGTTGGAAATGGAGAACCGAATATGGTTGAACTGCCTACTTTATATCAATACTTTATTCATGGATCACGATACTCAAGATGGTTGCCAGAGGAAGGCAGAAGAGAAAATTGGGAAGAAACTGTTGAAAGATACTTCAAATTCTTTGAAGATCATCTTTTAGAAAATCATAAATACAAGTTGACAAAAGAACTTCGCGATGAACTCAAGAATGCTGTTTTGAACCTTGAGGTCATGCCCTCCATGCGTGCTTTGATGACTGCCGGAGAGGCACTCAAACGAGAGAATGTCGCGGGTTATAATTGTTCATATGTTGCCGTGAATCGTCTTCGCGCTTTCGACGAAATTCTTTACGTTCTCATGAACGGAACAGGAGTTGGATTCAGTGTTGAAAGAGAATTCGTTTCAAAACTTCCTACGATCGCTGAAGAATTCACTCAAAGTGACACTACGATCGTTGTTCAAGACTCGAAAACCGGATGGGCCCGTGCTTTCAAAGAACTCGTCTCGTTACTTGTTGGTGGTCAGATGCCAAGATGGGACTTGTCGAAGGTGCGTCGTGCGGGAGCAAGACTTAAAACCTTTGGTGGTCGCGCGTCTGGCCCGCAACCGCTTGATGATCTGTTCCGGTTCACAATTGAAACTTTTCGTAAGGCCGCAGGCAGAAAACTTACCTCTGTTGAATGCCACGATATCGTCTGCAAAATTGCTGAGATTGTTGTCGTCGGAGGAGTTAGACGCTCGGCGCTCATCTCGCTCTCGTCCCTGACAGACGAAAGATTGCGTGATGCGAAGAGTGGTGCGTGGTGGGAAGCAAATCCCCAACGCGCTCTTTCAAACAACTCGGTAGCATACAAAGAAAAACCAGAGATCGGAACCTTCATGGAGGAATGGATCTCTCTCTACAAGTCCAAGAGTGGCGAAAGAGGAATCTTCAATCGTGCGGCCGCCAAGAAACAGTGTCTTCGTGCTGCGGAATTCCGAGGAAACAAATATCGTCATCGCGACTCAGACCACGATTTCGGAACAAATCCTTGCTCGGAAATCATTCTTCGCGACAAGGAATTCTGCAATCTCTCTGAAGTGGTGATTCGCAGAGAGGACACCGAAGAGTCGTTGAAGAGGAAGGTTCGTCTTGCGACAATTCTCGGGACATTCCAATCAACACTCACCAACTTCAAATACATCTCTGGCGATTGGACGAACAATTGTCAAGAGGAAAGACTTCTCGGAGTTTCACTCACAGGAATTCTCGACAACACTCTTACGAGTGGAAAGAAGGGCAAGGAGAAACTTGTCAACCTTCTTCACACTCTCCGAAGAGTGTCCGTTGAAGTGAACGAAGAGATCAGCAAATCTTTGAAGATAAATCCTTCTGCCGCAATCACTTGCGTCAAACCATCTGGCACGGTTTCTGCGTTGGTGAACTCTGCGTCGGGTATTCACGCAAGACACAATCCTTACTACATTCGCACCGTTCGTGCTGATCGTAAGGATCCACTTTGTCAATTTATGATTGACAGGGGATTCCCGTCTGAACCCTGCGTGATGAAACCAGATCACACTATGGTGTTCTCGTTTCCCATGAAATCACCAGATGGTGCTATTTGCAGAAACGATCTTTCCGCGATTGAACATCTTGAACTTTGGTTGGCATATCAAAAGGAATGGTGTGACCACAAACCATCTATCACAGTTTCAGTGAAGGAACATGAATGGATGGGGGTTGGTGCGTGGGTATGGGACCACTTCGAAGAAATGTCGGGAGTTTCGTTCCTTCCCTTCTCAGATCATACTTATCGCCAGGCACCTTTTCAGGATTGCTCCAAGGAAGAATACGAAACACTTTTGGCAAAGATGCCAAAGGAAATAGATTGGTCTCAACTTTCTCAATACGAAAAAGAAGACAATACCGTAGGATCGCAGGAATTGGCGTGTAGTGGGGGTTCCTGTGAGATCGTGGACATAGCAGGAAAACAATAAATACTTGACATTCACTTCGGGACCATGTAGAATGGTCCCTGTGAATTTTATATTACTCTTTGAAAGGAGAAAAAAAATGCGTAAGTCAATATTAGGTGTGCTAGCGGCTCTTGGAATTGCTGCCACTGCTTTTGGGCAAAGTGTCAATGATGCTAGGGTTGCACATCAGCAAGCAATCATCGACGCCGCTCTCTCTCATGCAGAAGTTCAGACTTCTTGCATGGAGTCAAAGGTGCGTGCGTTCGGGTTTGCTCAGTTTCGTTGGCTCTATGATTCGGAATCACCAACCGGATCGCGAATGGGATTTGATGTTCGCAAGGGTGTGATCGGGGTTGAAGGAGAAGTTGCTGACAACTGGAACTTCGTCTTGAGTGGTCAGTGGACTCCCGACACTTCCTTGGAGCTTCGTGATGCTTATGTGAACACGAAGTTTGACAACATCGGGTTCACTGCGGGTCGTTTCCGAATGCCATTTATGATTGAGTGGCAGACAGACGAACCCAATCTTCTCGGAAACGACTATTCGTTGATCGCATATACTTTCGGTCAAGGTCGTTCGGAAGGTGTTCAATTCTCGTATGAGTTCTCGGAGAACTTCGAAGCTCTCTTCTCATACAACAATGGATTTGAACAGGAGAACACCACCATCTTCAACACAAACACTTGGGGAATGAGTGGTCGCCTTCAGTATTCGGGTATTGAGAATCTTCAACTCGGTGGTGCTATCGCTTACAACAATACCGATAGTTATCACAATTTCAACTGGACTGTTGATGGAACTCTCAACCTCACCTCTAGTCTCTTCGCTACTGGTTCCTACACCTCAAGAAGCGATGATGTCAATGGTGATGGTTGGGGTTCGCTCATCCAACTCGGATATCTCTACAGCGACAGCACTACGCTGTTCGCACAGTATGAGTTCGGAGAGTTCGACGGATCGAACGATTTCCTCTCAGTAGCATCGTTGGGTGTGACCTACATGTTCGCTCCCAATGTGCGTTGGACCAACCAAGCCGGTTACTCGTTCAACGCAATTGATAGTAATTGGAATGTTGACCAAACTGGTTGGTCAAACACTTCTTCTGATGGTCAATTCCTCTTTACCACTCAGATGACTGTTTCGTTCTGAATACTGTCACAACCTCACCAAGGAGAGTATTCTTGGTTTGACGAGTTTCTCGTCTAATAGGAAAAACCCCCCGAACTAGTTCGGGGGGTTTTTATAAGATAAATAAATGTATGAGTATACCATTTGTACAAAAGAATATGAGTGTCATTCATGGAAACACAACTTCCTTGTTTTTTAAATGTGTTGATAGTTATGGTAATGGTATTGATTTGTCGGGAGGAGATGCGTCTCTTGTCATAAAAAGATACCCGACTAGTCCGCTCATGATTTTTTTCATGGACGACGAGAAAGCATTTCACGGAGGTAGTTTTGGGGAATTCACATATTCTTCAACAGCGGATTCCAACGCCGTTGGGATCTCAATGGTAAACGAGGATGTTGAGGGAAATTCTTTAACAGGAGGTATAGTTTTTCCAATATATGGTGGTGATTCTGAATACATTCCTAAAGGAAATCATTTCTATGAAGTTTCCGTCAGAATAGGAGTGAACAGAAATATAGTTTTTGAAGGTAGAATTGATTTTTATGTTCCTAGTGCTACAGGACCAGCTTCAAGAATAGAGCAAAAAAATATAGAAGTAGCACAAGGAGAAACCACGAATTTATTCTTCATGTATAACAATTCCTTCGGTGATGGAATTGATTTGTCTGGTAAAAAAGCGTATCTTTTTGGAAGAAGATATCCATCAGACAGCAGAGAAATTCTCTATGTTTCCGAGCAAGAAATATTTGGAGGAGATATTCTCACCCGACTGGAAATAACCTCTGCGTCTGGACAAACTTTTTCTTTCATAA